ATAATTTTATTTATTTAATATGTTGCAATTCCGTAATTAAAACCAATGCTCGACAAAAAATCAATTGTCATGGCTTTAGTTCTAAAATCATTCTCTCCTGTACAATTCACAAAAACGCCATTGCTATCTTTAAATTGTATGTCGGTTATTTCTCCACGATAAAAAACCTCATCGTTGTAGTTTGACGATATAATTAAGCTATCGTCCTCTGTAATTCTAAAATTACAAGATGGAGGGTTACTCATATCACCCATTACCCATATTTCGTTTGTGTCCTTAAAAATTTTCATAATTATATTAATATTAGTAATTTGCATCTACAAGCCCCGATAAACTATCAACAATTATTGATAAACCATCTATCCATGTGGTATTGGCGTCAACATTATTAACCCCTGCAACCATGATAAATTTATCTCTTGTGTCTATTTCGGATGGCAAGCTAAACCCTCTTGATAAATCAGCCCCTTTGAAATTGCAATTTTCAATCGAAATAACATCGCTCCAATTTACCCCTTGCAAATTTACCCCACTTAAATCAGCACCTGTTAAATCAACCCCACATAAAAATGCGTTTTTTAGATAATGTGCGGATAGGTCAACATATGAAAAATCAACCGAAACATCGTAAAATGTATCGCCAATGCGTTTGTAAAGTTTATTGTTATTTACATTGTCTAATACATCGCCACCACAAAACACAAGCCCTAATGTTCCTTGTCCATAATGGCTGTCTGTATCAGTCATATCATCATAATCAACTGCTACTTCGTTAGCACCATCTAACCCACCAAAAAACACTTTAGATAAATTTTGTGGTAAACCTGAAATAAATTTACGTGATTCAGGGTTTGTTTTGTTAAATGAAAAGCCAATGAATAATTTATCTGTAGGGTTGCTCCCCCAAAGATTGTCAAAATCAATCCCTTCGTAAAAAACATCAGTCCACCAATTAATTTCACCAACAAAATTCAGATATACATTTTCAGGCCATGTAATTTTACCTGTAAATTTAGTCCAATCAACTGTTTTGGAATGGTTATAAAAGTTAATTGTATATGGTCTTTCCCTTGTGGCATCTGCCTTATCTGTAATTAGCTGAATAATGTCAGACAGGTATTCCCCTGGCTGCATATCTACTTTTTTAGATAAATAATCAATATACGGTGCTGTATCGCCATTTAACGTATAAGGTTCACCTCCATCGTCAGGTTTACACGCAATAATTGTCATTTGAACACCTAATGCTGCATCATCAGGCATATTCATGTTATAAATAACCTGACCATTTGGGATACGAATGCTCGAAATTCCAATTTCAAATTCGATAACCCAATCGTGAAATTTCATCGGGTTGTTAGAAGGTGGCGACCAAACGCCATTTGCAAAAGTGCCACCTATAATATTAGGCAAATCTGCAATATCGAATTTTATGAGTTCAAGGGATATTGATAGTGGATTTGCTCTCGTTAATACCCCATATTGCCCCCCGAATTGCGCCTCCAATGGATTGCTTTGTGGAGCGTCCTCAAAGGTTGTCATGCCTTTTAAAATACCGCCTAATTCATTGTATGCTGTTGCGGAGGAAGAGCCAACTGCCTTATACCCCAGTTTTATCGGACGAGCCGTTATCTGTTCCATCTTCTACTTCTTTAGTTGTTTGTGTTTCTTTTTTGGCTTTCTCTTTTTCGGAAGCCAATCGTTCCATTTCGTCAGGTGCTACATTTGGTAAATTGCCAACAGTAGTTTCCAAAGATTGTAAGCCCTCTTTATATTTATTAACCTCGTTGGTAATGATAGTATCCATACTTTCGGGCGTCCATACGGTAAAACTTGCTTTAACTCTTAATTTCATAAATACAGCTTCACCGTTATTCATTTCCATGTCAAGTCCTGCCTTAAAAAGAGTACACATATCATCCGCAAACAAAGACCAATCGGTTACACTTTGTTTTGCCAATGCTATGTCGTTCTTTAAGAGGATAGTCATTGCACCACCCTTACTGTCAGAACCCATTTTAATGTTATTTGGGGAAAGGAATGAAACGCTTGATGAAAGTGATATTTCGTTAAGGATAGAATCAATATATTCAATCATACCCTGAGCAGTTGGAAACTCTAATACCTTAGCATCGCCTTTAGTTTCGGGGTCTGTATCATTTAAAATCATTGTGTTTCCACGTGACTTTAACATATTTTCATCAATAACACCCTTGATATAAAGTGCAAATAAAGCGTAACGAGATTGATTTGTAGCAAGTACATTCATAAGTACCTCCCTCAATTCAATAAGAGCCTGAGAGAACTCCCATGCTACATAGCCACGATGATATATTGCAGGATTGATTGGGAAGCCATGTGTCGTGGTTTCTAACAATTTCCATTGCTTGTTACCATTTGCATCAGCTTCATTAACGTGTCTGTAGAAAGACTTTTTATCGTATGTGTCGATTATCTGAACGCCATCAACATCATAGTAAATTGATGTTGCTATTGGTTCGCCAAACTCATTGTAATTAGGAATGATTGTGTAACCATCCCGATATGAATAAACACGAAGTTTAAGTTTCCCATCGCTCATATAAAAAAGCAAGCACACATCGCCTGTTGACTTTTGTCTACTCACTGCCTCTGTTTTGTACATTTCCATGTTTCTGAGAAACCATTCCTGTTTCATTTTAGAAAACAAGGCGGATGTTTCTTCTGAAATTTCGGGTTCGCACAAAACGAAATCCATTTTATTTGCGGTAAGGTGTAAAACCTGAGAGTTGTGTATAATCTTTTGAAGCGATGATGCTACAACAATGCGTTTTGTTTCATTGCTACCATCTGTTGCAGTAATAACAGGTAGGTTCATCATTTTATGCACATCGTGACGAGAAGGGTCATACTCTTGCATATAAACCTCTTGCGACACTGTGTGCGCTCTTGAATTTGGCAATTCAGCCTTAATCTTACTGCCTAAATCAATGTCAGCCTCGTATGCCCTATAATCAACAAAAGCACCCCCTCGTGTGAAGGGTTTTTTTTGAAGTAAATCGGTCGGATTTTCTAAGTAGTAACTTATGTCTTTTTTTACCATCGTAATCTTGCGTTAATTAAATCGGCAATATCTTTTACTTTCCCTCTTGGTTTGTTTTGTACGGAACTTGATTCCATATAAGAATCAACATTAAATATTTCATTTTCCTCTTTAATAGTATCTGTATTCTTTTTCAATGACAATTCTTTATAGCAGTCGTAAATTAAAGAAGCAACAAGCATAATGATATTATCCATAATGTCGGGTGAAGCCCCGTGCAATAAACTGTGTTGCATTTTTTTAGTTATCATTTGACGTTTGCCGTTTCGGTTCGATTCAAATCTAAATACAATGCTTTCATGTTCCATTTGCTTAACAAGCGTTTTAGTTGCTCGTTTGCTTCGTTGGTGTTTATATGGAATATATTTTAATGAATAGTCGAACGTTATCAAACCATTATTTATCATTTGCGATGCTACATCCGCTGCCTCATCTTTACCATCTACATAAGATTTTTTACCCCTATTGGATGGCGTTCCTGCACCATACCTAAATGCGCGTGGAAATGCTGTAGCTAAAAACGAGAAGTGCGACTGAACATCTATAACTAAATGTCGTTCCTCAACATTATGTTTTGCTAAAAAATCTTTAATAAGATTTATAACAGACAATGGTTCAGATTTTTGCTCATAAATCAGGTCAACGGCATGAAACCCCTCCCAATAAATCATTACTAAATTGTCCATTCCCATTGCAGCAGGGTCTATTGTAACACGTTTCTTTTCGTTCCAATTAGGCTTATTATGAAACATTGCATTTATCTTTTCGGCAGATACAATAGCCTCTTTCTTGCGCTCATCCTCATCGTTAACAGAATAATTCCAATTGTTTTCATACATTGAATCCGCTAATATAGACTGAGATAATGATGCTCTGTATGACTTATTCTTAGATAGCATTTGTTTATTGTCCCTTGCATCTAATGTAAAGAATACCATGCTAAATATGAAGTCCTCATAACTCATATCCTCCTCTTTGCCCATAAGCCTGTCTATACGGTCTTTAGCCTTCATATAAACCTCATGCTTACTTGCACCCCAATAGCATTTATCCAAATCACCTTTTTCAACGTGAAAGTATCTGACTACCCCATTCATTGATTCAATCGGCATACCTGTATCATCATCTATCCATCCACCGCCCGTTTCGGTATTCCTACACATTTTAGAAATAAACGAATCCCGTTCTATATTCTGTGCAATATAAACCTGTGCTTTATTATTACTGTCGTCACGCATACGTGTTTGTAATGCGGAAACAGTAGACCATTGTATCATATGAGCCTCTTCAACATAAATTTTCTTTATCTGAATGTTCTTAATACGGTCATTTATTTCTCTTAAATCCTCGTTAGCAACGTGGAAGAAACGTAATTCACTGTTATTTGGTGCTTTAAGTCTTATACCCATTTGTTCATCACCACGAACAATTTCACCTACTGAATTTTTTTTAACCTCATTTTTACCCTTATCATTTAAGGGTATTATTTTCTTGATATTATCAACAACTGAACCTGCTTTAAAAAAGTCATTAATGTTTCGCATTAAAAGCAATCCCCTTGAATTAGGGTTGTTCCTTGCATCTGAAACCCACGCATGAAGCATGGCACTTGACTTACCTCCACCTCCCGAACCTGTCAGTACAACAAAGTCGCAGTTACTTCTTATTGCTGCATATTGACTTTCTGAATTTGCTGCATATAGTCCTCTTGTTATTTCCTCACTTCTTTGTTCAAACATTATTCATATCAATGTTATGCAAAAATAGCAAATGAAAAGTAGTATTAGATATAAAACTAACCAATAATAAAACGTATGGTATATTATTGGTTTGTTTTATTGTGAATATGTATTTTACTTGTGTATTTTTGCTACATAATTTTAAAAAATAGAATTAAAAATGGAAAAGGAAGAAATCCTAAATGTAGTAAATGATATTTGTGAAACACACAAATTCAATTTGGTAGATGCGAACAAAGAGAAGTTCGTTGATAAGATGATCGAAAGAACAGACTTTACAGCCGAAAATTTTGATAATGATAAATTTAAGTCAGATTTAGAATTTATGCTCGAAAGTTCGTTTCATTTTCAATCAGGAAAGTTAGCTCAGGAGGCTGCTGAATGGAAGAAAAAAGAACAAGATTATCTTAAAAAGATCAACCAAAAACCAAAAGTGGATGTTGAATCGCCAAAGGTAGAATTGCCCGAAGATGTCAAATTAGCATTAGAGGAAATTCAAAACTTTAGAAATGAAAAGCTTGCGACACAAAAGCGAAGTGAAGTGATGAAGGAATCGTTGAAAAAAATCAGAGAGGACTTGCACGATGACTTTAAACTGTTTTTTGAGGACGAACAAATAGACGCTACCAAAGATGCTTCTGAACTCGCAACTCATTATACAGCACGCTTTCAAAAGCTATTCAAAAATAAAGTAGGTGATGTCAAACCGCTTAGCTCTGATACCCGTGGAAATTCATTCATGGAATATTTAGAGAAAAAACGAGATATTAAACTTGATTAAAAATTAAAAAAAATGGCTTACAACTTACAGACTTTGTTTTCCGTATCCTCTAAATATAGGGGTGGAAAATTTGTATGGTGGAAAGATGCTGGCAATGATGTAGAATCAAACGTATTATCAGGTAATACAATTCTGAACCCTTATTTGGGTATGGGATATGCTTTTGCTGCTGACCTTTTCGAATACCGCTTAAAAGAGGGTGGATACCTTCTTAAAACTTTTTTGGTAACTGACGTTGCCCTTGCTAATGCCACTACAGTAAAAGTAGATGGTAAAGGTTATTCTCACATTCCCGAAGTTGGGAATAAAATCATGGCTGCCCCTGATGCAGCGGCTACAGTTGGACTTAGTGCAACAGTAACAGCGGTTACTTTAGCTAATGATAAATTTACACTTACACTTGACCGCCCTATAGGTGCGTTAGCGGTTGGTGCAATTTTAGTAGAAGCTAAATTAATGGTTGCCTCCGAAGCAGATGTACAGGTAAAATCCGTTGTTGCTACAGCACCTGCTACAGCTACTACAGGCGACAAATACATTAATACAACTGACAAGAAATTATACACCGCTACAGCCACAGACACTTGGGGCACAGGCGCATTGATTGAAACAGGTAAGTATTATGTAAACACTACCGATGGTAAATTTTACGCATTAATTAGTGCTGCCGTTACAGAGGTTGTTCCTGCAACAGTATTGGTGAAAAATCCTAATACATTTATTAAATCCGACACTGAATTTTTACCTACAGATGGTAGATATGGATTTACAGATGTATCGCATTCTGTAAACGTTGTTTATGGAAAGAAAGCATTTCTTGAAAGAATGCAGCCACTTCCAAAGTATGTTTTGGCTAAGAATCGCTCGTACATTGAAGGCGTATTTGAAATTTAATTTAAAAAGAAAGGAAATTAAAAAATGGCACAAGCATATAAAAGTGAGTACAGTCCCGAAGATGTTTTGGAAAGATTATTCCAAAAGGGGCTTTTGAATACAGATGGCACAAGTCCATATATTCAAAAAATTATTGAAGATAACATTGAAAAACAAGCAAACCAATTCTTTTGGCAAGAACACTTCACCATCGATGGTGCTGAGGTTCCAATTGATCCATCGCGTCCACGGCAAGCCCCTGCTTACACAGTAAACAGCCTTGTTAAACGTGTAACACCGATGGCTGACGCACATAGTCCGTTGTCTGAAACTAATCAAATGGATAATGAAACATTTGAATCACGCTCAGGTACAATTCCACAGTACGCAAAAGGCTTATATGAAACATCCCTTACAAAGGGTGAATACTTATCTCGCCTTCGTGAAATGGGTATTACTGATAACGATGTTGTTTCTCAGTTTATCCGTGGAGCATGGGATTTGGTGAAATCGCATAACCATAGGTTGTCAAATATGGCAGCTCAGGTATTGTCAAAAGGTGGAGCATATTCGAACGCAGCAACAAAAGGTATTAGTGGAGTTAGTCATAATTTCTCGTCTTACATTTTGCCTGAAAACTTTAAAAAAGCAGGTTTGTTGGCGTGGACTGATGAGGACTGTGATATTCCTCAGCAAATGAGAAAAATTGAGCAGGACTTTAGATCAGCAACAGGATATGAAGCTCCTATGGAATGGGATTTGCCTTATGACTTTGTTGTCAGCGTAATGCTTAACAATAAATTTGTTAAACAGGAAATTCAACGTTATATTAACACATACGGAACAGGTAACACTACTATTGTTTATTCAGCAACAGGCGCACTTCCAGAAGCATCTTATGCTACATGGCAGCAATTAGTTGAATATAGCAGAAGCGACTTGAATATCATTTCGCCTATCCGTATCGTAAAAGAATCGCAACGCTTCCAAGACTTGACTACTATTTCTACTGTAAAAGGATGGCAGTCAGGGGTTGCAGTATTGCGTCCTTTGGGATATGCAGGAAAGGTATTCCATTCGAAAGTAGCCGATGTTATGTTGCTTGAAAAAGAAGCTAACAAAACTATTGACTTCTCGATTGGTTCGATTCAGGGTGGTTTGTTCTATTTGGTTAACAAAGTTGTACCAAACGGATTGTACAAATCATACCATACCGACCTTTACGGACGTTTCTTGCCAGTGTTGACAGAGTTCACACACCACTTAGTAGTAGACACTACTACCGCAGATTGATAACTTAATTATTTGATTGTATATGACTGTTTTAGATTGGCTGAAATCAATAAATGGATTTAATTTAGGTGAAACTTCACTTACTGTAATCGCAAATACAAGGGGTATATCTACTCCTGATGTTGCAGAGTACAGTGTATTAACCGCCATGCAACGAGAGTTAATGAGTGCCGACCTTATATTAAACTATGTATTATTTCAGCCAACTACGACAGGTAGTATATCGCAATCACATAATGGATTTCAGCAAACAATTGGTTCATATTCAGATACAAATGTGAATAAGAGAATCAATTTTGCTAAATCAATTTATCGTAAATATGACGATGCCAATTTGGCAATGTTAAATGATTTTGGTGGTGGCATTAGAGTTTTAACTTTAGAAGGCGATTTATAAGCATGGAATTAATATCTGAATTTCCATTTATGGGTACAATTAGTAGAAGTACTGAAAATCCTTTAGGGGATGACATTCAGAGTACTGTGTATTCAGGTAAAATGGATTTAAAGGTATCCACACCTGAAATTGGTGTTGTGGCACAAGAGGCTAATTATCTTGCTTATTTACCACTAACGAAAGTTAATAATGTTTATGCTAACTCAATCAGAAAAGGCGATAAGTTTAGTTGTAATATGTATGGAGAGGTGATAAAAGGTGTTGTAGTTAATGCAATGCCATCACAGTTAGGTGGGTTGACAGTTTACGTGAATAGAGAATTGTGGTAATGTTATGGCAAAAGCAACAGTTGATTTAAGCGGATTGAAAAGTAAATCTAAAAAGTTTATTAAATACATATCAACAAATACGGCAGAGAAACTTTGCCTGTATGCTGAAAGACTATTGGAGAAAGCCTATAACGAGAAGAAGTTTGAAAATGATACCTATAACCTTGCAGACAGTTACTTTTGGGTGGTGTTTGTTGATGGTATAAAATACCGACATGGATTTTTAGGTGATAAAAAAGCAGACCAACCCTCTAAATGGCACAAGCAGGATATTCACGGTAGAGAGAGAGCAGGTAGTGCAATATCAGGTTACAAGCCAACAATTAAAAATGGTGTTGAGGTTGTAATTGGGGCAGCAGCTCCTTATGGTGGCGCATTAGAATATAGAAATATCACAGTTATCAGTTCTATCTTTGACGAAATGACTGATGACTTTGGTTCTAAGCATATTAAAAAAATAGGTTTTAATGAATTTGAATCATGGTTAACGTAAACAACGCTGATATATACACACACCTATATGGTCTGTTTAACGTAGCTGTATCTAACCAAATATATTTTGGAAATATACCAACAACGTTAACGACAGTGGACGCATCTGATTTTTTAGTGATAAAAATAGGTGTACCAAAAGACAATAGTGAGTTCGGTGGAGAATACGGATATGTAAGAGTATTTATTGAAACATATTTCAAATCTAAGGACAGGGGTCGATTAGATTTACAAAAATACAGAACTTTAAGAACAAATATAAATAGTGTTTTAGTTACAGAATGTGGGAATAGGAATAGCGCATATCCGATTCGAAAGAATAGCATATTGTGTGATGACGATTTTCTTGCTGCCAATGGCTATCATTATTTTATTACTTCTTTTAGATTGCTAATTAAATAAACGTTTAAAAACATAAAAATTATGGCTAAAAAAATTACAGCTCAACCCGTTAAGTTGAGATTCAGAGAAGTTGGTACAACAGGCGCATTTACAGAGGTAATGGGCTTACTTAAAGGTATGGCAGGCGCACAAGATGCTCCTTCCGTTACTGATATTTTAATGCAATTTTACGACTCTCCTGCATTGTCGATTGCAAAAGGTAATCCGTTTAAATTAAATTTAGAACTTATTCAGTTCGATTTAGAAGAATTGCCAACTCTTATTGGTGGAACATATGATGCGGTAGGTAAAAAATATACACCTGCTGCTACCGTTCCTATGATCTTTAAGGAATTTGTTGTTGACTTTGGAACAGGAAATGCCGCATTTGTTATTTACAATGGTCAGGTTATTTCGAACCTTAACATGCCAGATGATGCCGCTTTAGGTATTCAGATTTCTATTACCGCCTTGACAGACGCAACTGGTAAATCTGTTGGTATTTGGGAAACTGCTCCAACTGGAGTATAACCGACAAATTTATTTTACTTAGAAAGGTGGTGGACATTCCACCGCCTTTTTTTTCCACATTAAGAAAAACTTTATGGCAGAATTACCTATTGAATTTAGAAAAACTATTAACGACATTCTTATGGACAATCCGAGCATTGTGACATTAGGGAATGGACAATATAGAGTACACAAATTAAGACCATATGCGCTAAATCGTATTTACGGTATAGGTCTTAAAATAATGGGTACTGATACAAAAGAAATAACAAATGGTGGCGATTTGCTATATGCCATTGCAACAGATTTAGACGCTTGTGCAGAGGTTGTAGCAATAGTATTATGTAATCATTTATTTGATGCACCTGATATAAATGATTATAAGGACATTACAGACCTTATGAATAGGAATGACAAGTTAGTCCATGCAATGAAATGTAAGGTTCTATTGAGCGATTCTGATATATCACAGTGGACAAATATAGTGATTGAGGCATTTAATGCTTTAAATATAGCTGAGGTTTTTCAGCTGCGTACGTTGGTGAAGATGTTTTCGGATTCCGCGACAGCGATACGCAAAAAGACGGCGGAACAATTACAATCATGGCAGCAAGCCCAATCGGGGAAATGGGGGACTTCTTAAAGGCTTTTCCTCAATATACCGAAAGAGATTATATGTATAAGCTATCAGTACCTAAAATTCAGTTTTTGATAACCGATAGTTCACACGTTAAATATCTTGAGGGAAAAGACAAAGAGATTTGGAAGGGTGTAGCAGAAGCAAATGAAGCCTACAGTAAGGCTTTAAATTTTTTAAATTCACTGAAACAGAAGCAATAAAATGGCAAACGACATACAAGCAATAACTGGCGGACTTGACGATTCCGACTTACAGCGTTCGATAAAAGAAATGGTTGCAAGCATTGAAAAAGAAACTAAACGTATCTCAGGTATGTTTGAAGCCGTTTCTAAGAGTGCAAGTGAAAGCCTCGACAACATAAACAAAAAGGGCAAAGAGGGCGCAACAGAAGCTACACGAAGCTATGCTGCTTATAAAAAAGAACTTGCTGATATTAATACTCAATTTAATCAAAATAAAATTGGTATTAATGAACAAGCATCCGCTATAGAGAAACTTAAAAATAAATACTCTGAATTTTTTGCCGTTGCGTCTGCTCAGGGTCAAAAGCTCAAAGGCACAAATATGGGCGGTTTATCCGAATCATTAATTGGCAATATAAGCAAAGGCAATGTAAGTGAATCTCAGGTAGCTAACTTAAACATATCGCAACTCACACAAGCGCAATCACTTGTTAAAGATATTATTGGTGCAGGTGATATTAATGTCAGACAACAACAAAAGTTAGTTGACCTTAACGCCACAATTACTGCTGAACTTAAAAGGCAAAATCAAACAACACAAGAGAAAAATAAACTCAGTTTATCCGCCTCTGAGATAGATAAAAAAAGACAACTAAGCGGGCAAACTACTAATCTTTCCGTTGTTGGTCGTATGCCTGAAAATGACCAACTACAGATTATTGAAAAGATTAACAGGCTCAAAGAGGTTGGTAGTAAAATAAGAACAATAGACCC